GCCAGACCCAAAAGAAGACAAAGAAGAGCTCATGAAAGCGTTTGGAATGTAAAGGGGGATAGCCATTGGCAACTGTTGCAGATTTACTTATTAAGATTGGCGCGGACGGCAGCGGGCTGTCCTCAGAGCTCAACAAAACTAAGCAAGAAATACAAAAGACCTTCTCGGCCAGTCCGATAAACGAGTTCTCCGGAAGTGTTGACACGGCGACGGGCAAGGTCAACTCCATGCTCGGAAGCCTTACGAAGTTTGCGGGCATTGCCGCGGCAGGTTTCGGTCTGAACGCTATCGTAGAAAGTGCCGTCAATGCGGGCGAATCACTCTATCAGGTACAACAGCGATTCAACCTCACGACAGCTGAAGCGGCTAAACTTTCAGGTGTGCTCAAGATGACAGGCGGCGACGTAGAGACGGCCGCTAAGTCAATTATGAGACTCGATAAGAACCTCGCCAATAACACAGCCGAAGGTCAGAAGGCGGCCGCCGTCTTATCGCAGATGGGGCTGTCACTCACCGACTCGACGGGCAAGATGAAGCCGATGAACGAACAACTGGCGGTCTTGGCCAAGGGGTATAAAGCGGCTAACGAGGCAGGGCAAGGTCAAGAGTTCCTTATGGCGACTCTCGGTACAAGAGGACTCGCCTTAACTAAGACCCTACTTAATTATGAAGAAGCGGCGCAGCGTGTCTCGAAGATTAAAGGCACAGGCCTTGACCCGAAGCAGATGCACGAAGCCTACATGCAGATCCAAGAAGTCAACATGCAGTTTAGTAAACTCGGCACGGTAGCCGGGGGAGCCCTCGCACCGCTTGTCATGGAGATTCTCCCTCAGGTCATGGACGGACTGTCGCATACAGCGAACTTCATACGTCAGAACAAGGACGAAATCAGCACCGTCATTGTTACCATCACTAAGCTTGTGGCGGCGTATGAAGCGTTGAAGCTTGCGAAAAAAGGAGCAAGCGTCATCGGTGGTGTCGTAAACTCGGTACGAGATACCGTAGCTGACAGAACGGCAGACGCTCAACAGCAAGCCCTCACTAAGGCTCAAGAACGGCGAATCAATAAAGCTATCGCCGACAGCGACCGCATGTACGCACAAATGCGTCGAGAAGCGGTAAAGACAGCCAATCAGCAGAACCTTTCGGCCGAAGAGACTCAAATGTTCATGGCTGAGAAGTTTACGCAGATTGGACTGGAGTCGGCGCAGGCGGCTGAACGAATCCGAGTAGAGATGACAAGAGCCTTTGCGGCCGTCAATGTAGAAGCTGAAAAGAGTGCTGCCGTTGTATCGGAGTCTGTGAAGGCCTCGACGTATACAGCAGATGCGGCGGCGGCCGCTAAAATCGAAGCGAACACTGCGGTTATCACCAGTAACGCAGAAGTAGCTGAGTCTGAAGTGGCCGTCGGCGCGGCGGCTCGTGAGGCGGCGGCTATTAAAGAAGCCGCTACAGCTGCCGAAGTGACAGCGAATGAACGACTTATAGTGAGTAACGCAGAAGTCGCTGAGTCGGCTACGGCGGCAGGAGCGGCATCGGCAAGAGCGAGTGAAGTGGCGACAGCGGCTACCGTAACGACGACTGAAGCGACGATAGCTCTTGCAGGAGCGCATGAGAAGGCGGGGGTTGCAGGTGTCCTGGCATCACAGCGAAGTGCTGCGGGTCTTGCTCGACTACCCGGGGCGATCGGACGAGTCACCAGTGCCCTGTTCAGCCTTGCAGGCGGTTGGATGGGCGTAGCGGCCGCAGCACTATACGCGGCGTACTGTGCGTATAAATATTTCAATGCTAAGTACGAAGCAGCGCAGAAAAACACCTGGACAGGTGACGACGGCTACACTTATACGGCTCATGACGGCAGTATATGGAGACAGAAAGACGGTGAAGGCGGCAATGCTGACGTAGCTGCCGACCCGACGGGTCAAGGCTCACGTGCTAACGGCGGCGCGACGGAAGAACGAGTCGAAGAAGGAACGGCTACTTATGCCGCCGAGTATTCGAACTGGTACAACGCAGGTGGCGGTAAGGACTTCGCCGATGCGGAGGCTCAACGGCAAGCCGCAGAAGCCGCTGTCAACAATACACAGATACCGTCTTATGACTTCTCGCCTGATACGGGTGTAAGCGGTGCCGGTGTCAGTGGCGGTGGTACGCACGTAGAGAAGGAACAGGCTTATGACGTTCGAGCCGGTGCGATATATAACGCAGGACGATGGAGCGGGCTTGGCTACGGCACGGGCGAGAATGAAGTCGTATGCACGACATATGTTGAGAACGTCTGGTCTGATGCGGGGGTCTCGGGGGCTTGGAACCTCGGGCCGATGGCACCCGATTGGGCGGCAAACGCGGGTAGCGCCTTTCATCCGACTGACGCTTACGGCAATGGATACGAAGCTCATGCCGGTGATGCCGTCATCACCAACAACGGCGACCACGTCATCATGCTTGATGCCAACGCTTCAGGGTACTACGCAGCCGCAGGTAGCGACCGCGTATCTCAGCATTACGACCAAGACTACCGGGAAGCATTCGGCGGTAATATCGTCGGAGTCATCTCGCTTACCGAATTCGCAGGAACGACGGAGACAGGTAAGGCCTTGTCCGTATCTGACGTTCGTAAGCAAGCCGAACAGCGGGCAAAAGATATCGCTAATGCACGTAAAGACCTGAAAGGTCTTGAGAAGGACCTCGACAAGGCGATTATAAGCGACACGGGTACAGAGTTTGAGAAGAGTATCTCGGACATGAACACCAAGGCTCAGAAGTGGCAGGACCAGATCCGCAAGATAAAGAACACCTCGAAGGACATCGACACGAGTCATGCTGAGGACCTTCTGAAGCAGTGGAAAATTGAAGAAGCCGCTAAGGCGATGGAAGCCCTGACACAAAGGCGGCTCAAGTTTAATACGGAAATGGCTAAATTAAACGCCGAGCTCAAAGGCGATTATGCGTCAGTAGCTCAGGCCGAATTCGAAGAGACCGTACAAAGCCTCGATAAACAACGAGAAGCAAAGCTCAAAGAGATACAGGCGACGAAAGCCGACTACGAAGCCCTAAAAGAAGCTAATGACTGGTACACGGCGGCCTATCTCGAAGCCGTCCAGAAGCGTGAAGACGCTGAGCGAGACGCATATGAGAAGTCCGTACAGAGGGCGATTAAGCGCGGCGATATGGGTAGCCTTACAGGCCTATTACAGTCTCAGGCGGCTAAGGATACCCAAGCTTGGAACGACCGCTCCAAGTCAGCACAAGCCTATTACGACTTATGGCAAAAGGCTCACATGTCAACGGCTGAGATGGTAGCCACAGGTAGCACTCAGATAGCTTCAGGCATTCAGGGAGTGTTCTCGGCTATGGCAGACGGTACGACAAGTGCTAAGGACTCGCTGAGAAGTCTCGGCAAGGTGTTCCGTAACACAATTACTCAGATGGTCGCTCAGGTGGCCGCTTCCAAGATTGCGAATATGCTGTTCGGCGGCCTTCTCGGTGGCGGCGGCAAAGGAACATCGGGGTTTACTTTTAACGGCAACCTCTTAGACGGTGCGTCGTTTAGACCCTATAAGCCGTCTCTTGGTGTGTCGATGCCCGCCTTTGCCTCTGGCGGCATGGTAACAGCTCCGACTATGGGGCTTATCGGTGAAGCGGGCAATGACGAAGCCGTCTTCCCGTTGACCGACGAAGTTTATTCCCGCATGGCCAAAGGCATCAGTCAGAACCAAGGTCAGAACGGAAGCGGAGCGGCCGCACCGGTTATCAATATTATCAATAACAGTCAGTCGAATGTGAAGGTGCAGTCGAGTAGCTATGACAATCAGATGAAGAAGTACATTATTAACGTTGTGGTCGATGCTGCCGAGACGGACGAAGGCGGCATGGCTAGAACAATTCGCAGTATATCGAAGGGATAGCTGATATGAGAACATTTCCCGCGGATCAGGTTCCGCATCCCGTAGTATCGCTCGCAACAAATGCGGGCGATACGTACGTTGAGAAGATGACCGATAACACGGTCGAATCAAAAACTGATGCGGGCTACCGCATCACCCGACCCCGGAACACACGAACGCCGAGGTCCTTCCAGTACGCCTGGACGTGCCTTACGGAAGCTCAGAAGAACACCCTTCGGGACTTCTGGAAGGCCGTTCGTAAGTCGGATATGTTCGTATTCAAGGATTACGATTCAGGCGATACGTGCACGGTACGCTTTACGAGCGACTGGGAATCGCATTACTCGCACCCCGAAGGGTACTTCGTATCGCTTGTGTTTGAGGAGGTGTAGCAGATGAAGGTATGGGAGACAGCGGCTATCTTAGAGAAGAACAAGCTCTCGTCCGATGCGCCGTTCTTATTATTGTTGAAGCTTCATCACGCAGACCTTCCTGAAGATATATATCTGGCGAGAAATACTGAAGATGTGGTGTGGTCAGGCCGAACGTGGACCCGCTTCCCGTTCAGCGTGACGCCTGTTACGACGGACGGCACGACGTTACCGTCTGTTAAGCTCACCGTGTCGAACTGCGGCGGTATCATTCAGTCATACCTACAACAATACGGCGGTATGACCGACGCGGAGGTCACGCTTTATATCGTTCATACGAATCTCTTGAGTAGCGACGAGCCGCTTGACCAACTAGATTTCACGTGTCTGTCAACGTCTTATGATGAGGCCTGGGTCACGTTTACCCTCGGCAGTAGCCCTGAGCTGTATAACAAATTCCCCCTCGATACGTACATGCTCGACTTCTGCCCGTTCGTATTCAAGTCCATTCGGTGTGGTTACGCCGGCACGGATAAGCCTTGCAATAACACGATTAAGGAGTGCCGCATTAAGGAGCGTTTCGGCGGTGAGCAAGGGATGACTGGCAATTATGGCTAATATTAGCGACCTCATTGGCGTTCCGTATGTAAACGGCGGACGAAGCGTAGACGAAGGGCTCGATTGTTGGGGGCTCGTTCGTGAGTATTACAGAAGAGAAGGAGTAGACCTTCCCGAGATTCTCATCGATGCGGAGAACACCGATATTGTCATGCGTGCCGTCGACGATACGAAGGCTCGGTGGCAGGAGCTAAGCGAACCTAAGATAGGCTGCGTCATACTGATGCGGCTCATTGGTAATCCGCTTCCGAGTCACTGCGGCGTGTACCTCGGTTATGGCGAATTCATTCACGCCATCGCACCCGCTGTACAGGTCGACAGGCTGTCACGGTGGGGACCTCGTGTTGTCGGATTTTATAAGCCCAGAGAAGGAGCATATCCGAATGTTTGAGATTATATCAGTAAAAAATATATTAACAGGAGAGCAAGAGCGACGGCGGTATGAGTACGAAGGCAGGCGGCTTATCGATATCGTTGAGATTAAAGGTCTACTCGTATTCGTTAATGGGTCGCTTGTCGAGATTCC